GATTTATAAATGATTGCTACCACCGAAAACTTTGCTGCGTTGAAGGAATTAACTACTCGGAATATTAGGCTTGTTTTTGATGAACCTCTACAATTCTCTACTACTGACGTTGCTGATCAAGATATTCTTGTTCTTGATGTTCCTAATGGCTTGTATCGTTTTATTGACACTACTATTGCAACAGCACTTCGAAATTATACTCTGATTAAGACTGATATCGAATTCACTTTTAAAGTTAATGCTAATCAGGCTCAATGTGGACGTTATATTGTTGGACATTATCCATGCTGGGATCAAGTTCCAGCTCCTCAAGATAACGTGTATCGTATTCTCCAACGTGACCATGCTATAATTGATATTTCGAAATCTAATGATGTTGTTTATACCTTGCGATATGAAAATTTGAGACCCCTGCTTCCCATCCAATCAAATGAACTTGGTGATATTACTGGCGGAAGCTTTGCTAGAATATTCCTAAAGTGCCTTTCCCCCATGCGCATTGCTGATACTGGAAACCCGATTTGTCCTTTACAAGTTGTTGCTCGCTTCGTCAATCCTATGCTCACTGGTATGAGATTCCCCTTGCCTGTTGATGTTGAGAATCGTACTAGAACCCGTAATGAAATTGAAACTGAATTATTAGCACAAGGTATTGAGGCCAACCCTGGACCCTCACATGTTATTCAGCATGAGGCTCTTGGTCCCATTACCAGACCTGGAAAAGAGAAAATTGTAAGCGCTGTTAAGAACGTAAACTCTGCATTAGGTTCCATTCCTGTGTTTGGATCTATTTGGAAATGGCTCGGATCTGCTCTTGGAAACACTGCCGTTGCTGTTACTAAAGTTATTGCTAAAGATCAAACGTTTATTTCAAACTTTGAAAATAACCTCAAGTATGTTGGTATGATTAATAAAGATAGACCCGTTGACATCTCCCACCCTTGCCCTTTGTTGCCCCAGCCTGTTCATTCATACTCGTATGGTCGTGGAGCCTACGCTTCTAAGAAATTACGAGTTGAACCTCAATCAACTACTCCTCATTTACCTGGACACGATACTATACAATCTACTCAAAGTGTTTTAGACTTGGCTCGTATTCCTGGATTATGGACTACCTTTACATTATCTACATCTAATGTACAAGGTGATACTTTGATTGAGTTGCCAGCTATTCCTTATGATCCTCGTTATCGCTCACAACTTCCTAGACTGGGTGCCCCAGAAGGGTTGGCAACCGTCCAACTCCCTCCTGTGTCCTACTTTTCTGGTATGTATCAATATTATGCTGGTTCTATAACTTATGAATTTATTCCTATTAAGACTGCATCCCATAATTTTTCTATTCAGGTTGCCTTTGTTCCATTTAATGGTACACCTGGTACTATTACTGAAGAGCAATTACAATCTTGCACTTGGAAAATTATTGATTTTAGAACCTCTACTGAAGGAACTTTTGACGTCCCTTGGCTTTCTACGAGCATCATGCGACAGTGGCCTATTCCTATTTCTGGCGTGTTATCTTCAAATAATACTGCCATTTCTGGTGTCAATACTGGTATTGGTAATGGAAGTCGCACTATGAAAGACCCTGGCAAGGTTGTTGTTAAGTTGGTTAATCAACTTAATCCAACTCCTATTGTTACTCCTGAAATTGAAATTCTTGTAATGATGCGCGCACACGAAAACCTACGCTTTATGTCCCCTTGTCAGACCCGATTTCCTCCTGCTAAGACTCAAAATTTATCTTGGATTACTCGTGATCTCAATATGGCTCCTGCTATTACTAGGTCTCCTCTTGCTATTTTTGATAACACTCCTCCTCTTGCTCTTGAGATGGGTGAGGTACAATATGGCGATGAAATGACTCTGCCAGACGATAACTTAAGGCAAACTTTTGGACCCCAGGTACAAACTATGGAAAAACATGATAATATATTAGATATTTCGCGTCGTTTTATGTATCACACTACTGTGACTGGCACTAGATATTTTGGAAGTAATACTTCTGTTGCTATTGATACACCTTATATTGCTACCATTCCAATTACTGTTTACTCCTTAAATGCATACAGTGGTGAAACCTCTAATGACGATTTTAATTCGGCATCATATTCTCGTTCAATTCCACCTCCATCCACTCGCGATCTTTTTGCAATGTGTTTCAGATGGGGACGTGGTGGACAGAATTTTGTTCTACACGTTCTTAATGATTATCCTGTTGAGGTAACTTATATACCACCTGTTGACCGTCCTTATCATATTTCTGGTGGACTTGGCAATGTTCTGGCCCTTAAAAACACCAATGAGAATTTCACAACTAGTCGCAATGCATATCCTATTTATGCCATGCCTTCTGCAACCGGTTATCCTAATGAAGTTATCGAACCTCGTGTCAATCCCCTTCTTACGATTGAGAATCCTATGATGAATATCAACAATTACATGGACCTCCAAGCTCCTTTATGGAGTTTTACTGACCCAGTTCCTAATCTGAATAATTATCCTCAGCAAGATCTTGTATCCCTTACTAATGGACAATTATTAATACGACAACTTCTTAATTTCTCAACAACTAATCCTAGTGTTGCGAATGTTAGTGCTAATGCTTTTAGGATTCGTATTCAGTCTGCTTTGGCCGATGACTTTATGTTTTATCATTTCATGGGTGTCCCCCCAACCTTGTTATCCAGTGTTAACTCTTGGACTATGACTCAAACAAATAATCGTATGTTAACTCGAGTTTTGACTCGCGATGAAATTAAAAGCCAATTATTAGCTGCTGGAATAGAGTCCAACCCTGGACCTGTTATGTCGAGTTTTTTCTCCATGTGCAACTCTGGAGTTCAATCATTAACTAATAAAGTTGCAATTATAAAAGATATTAAAGAGTTTATACAATCTAGTACTTCTATTAATAATAAATTTGGTGAAATTAAAGAAAAAGGTTTTTCCCTTCTGGAAGAATTTAAAGTTATATTGGCTGCATATGTTGAAGGTATTGACATTTGTGCCCTTACTGCACTAGCGTTGACCCTGACTGCTGCCATGCAGAAAGGCGCTTCTCGTTATGTTATTTGTTCAGCTGTTTTGCAGTTGTTTACTGTTATCGGCATTTTTCATACCAAGGCACTTTCATCTGCAATGGATTCTTTGTTGTCTATTGCCGGATTTTCTAAGGACGACGAACCTGGACATGAAATGGATTTTGATTCTGGAAATGCTATTGCTGGAACTATTGCCTCTCTGTTTTGTGAAAGTGTTAGCGCATTTTCAACTCTAACGGAGAAGCCTGCGCTGAGTATAAGTTATGTTACTAGGACCGTTGCTAGTATTTTTAAAAACTTCAATTTTGCCCGTACTGGCGCGATGTGCTTGTTCTTTACTCGTATGTGTTATGCTGTTAAGGCTCTTTATACTAACGCACGATCATGGATTCTCGGCTCTGCTAAATATGACCTACTCGCTAATGATCCCACTTTCATTCAATCGTTCATGAATGATTATGATTTCTTCATGAATGAATTGAATGTGTCGCAACAAACCTATGTTCGTAGGCATCGTGATAGATATTGGACTACCGTTATTACTGCTTATTACTTGAATAATGTTCTTGCTACTGTTAAAGATTCTAAACTCCGAAATCCCACGCTAGTTAATGCATGTAAAGACGTTATCCGCCGTGCTAATGACTTAAAATCATGTATGTTGGCCCCTCCTGTTCGCTATGAACCATTTGTTTTGTGGATGTATGGACCCCCTGGTACTGGAAAAACTACGATGAATGAACAATTAACTGTTGACATGGCTGAAGCTATTGGTTTACAAACTTCTGGTGAACCCCATTACGTCCGTAATCCTTGTGATGACTTTTGGAATGGGTATACTGGACAACCAATCGTTTTGATTGATGACGCTGGCGCTGTCGATGACCCACAGATTATGGGCCGCGCTCTTCTTGAGTTCCAAGCCCTGAAATCTTCTGCAAAGATGAGATTGAACATGGCTGCTTTAAATGATAAGCAAACAGAAATGACCTCTATCCTTGTTGGAGTTTGCTCTAATTTCCGTGATTGGCCCACTGAGATGACTAAAGATAAAAATGCTTTTAAAAGGCGTAGAGATATTCTCGTTAAAGTTGATTTTTCACCTCAAGCTAAAGCTTGGTTTGTTCAAAACAACTCTATGCAAGTTGCTTCTAAACTTCCTGCCAACCTCCGTGAGAATAATGCTCATCTCGTTTTTGAAATTGCTACCGATCCTACTAAGAATGAAGCAACAAACAGACCGTATTGTTCTTTCCCCGAATTTCACAATACAGTTATAACTCGTTTTAAGGCCTATCATGAAACTGAAAGAGTTAGAGTCCTCGAGAGATATAAGAAGTCGATACGATTAGCACAATCAGCTGCCAATCGTGTTATGGATGAACATTCCCTTAAGGTTGCTCTTGAAACTGTTATGCTCGGATCTATGACGGATGAAGCCCAACATGAAGCTGTTAAGCGTGCTTATTTGGAACTTAAACAAGTTACTCCTGAACGTTTTAAAGAATTGCCAAAACACTCTCAATATTTACTTGAGAAGATCAAGAACCATAACATTAGTTTTGACGACAGTTATATATCTCCTTCTATTGCTCATGTTGCTCATTTGGCATCCCCTTGGTTTAAAGAAAATGTTGCTCCGTTATATTTTGCTCACTCACCCGACATGTTTGAATTTATTCGTTCTCGCTATATGCCATGGAAAGATGAGGAAAGACGGAAATTTGATTCAGCTGGTAATGTTACATCTCCATGCGTAGCTTGCCAAGAAGTGCAAAGTGATACTCGTGGTATTGCGTTTATATGTGCTTCCTCTACTTTAACATCTCAACATTGGATTTGCACTCAGTGTAAGAATAATTATGTTCAACATGATGCTGACCCCTCTACATGTCCTACTTGCCGCACTCCTGACGCTTTCCTTGAGGTGCATACTGCTGTAACATCTTGGAAATTTTACCATAAAGTTTCACACGTATTATCGACTATGAAGGACCAAATAAAGCATGGCGTACGTGCATCATTTGATACACTCCAACAACGCGCTAGTCTTATTATCGCTGCTTCATATTGTATCTTCCTTATTGCTATGTTCAGGAAAATTAACGAACAGGTAGCTGATGATGATGATCGTAATAACAATCTCCGCGCTGATATTGATGCTTTTATCGATTACATGGGTGTATTCCCTGACGACTCGTACATTAAAAGCGATGGCACTACTATCTTTGTATTATACGGTCAGCTGTACGATATGTCTTCTGGTACTCCTGTTCTTTGTTCTCCTAAACATGAAGGCCCTGGCTCGGAAACTTCTACTTCTGAGAAGGATTTCCATTCCC